CCTATGCCGATGGTGCATTAACCATTGAACAATACAAAAACGAACTTTTAAAGTATGGTATATGAAAAAGTTAACCAAAGAAGACATCAAGAAACTTCGCCAACAAAAAGCTAAACAAAATACTGCCATCCTAACTGTAAGGCTAAGGCACTTAGAAATCGTAGGCGAATCGAAAGAGAAAGTTTACGACTTAATGGTTGATGAAACACATGAATATTTCGCAAATGGTATATTAGTTCATAATTGTTTCGATGCGAGCGGTTATGCCTGCCAACATGAATTAAGATAATTTATTACAAAATGTTTTTTATTTAGAATAATTCTAAATAACTTTGTAGCAAATATATTTTAATGGGTTTATTCGGTTTATCATTTACGAGCAAAACAATAATACCTCAAACCAACGCGGATGGTTCATTTTTCTATCCCATAGCCAACGGCGGCATCGAATGGCAGGCTAAACAATACCTAAAGGATTTTATGGAAGTACCGGAAGTCAATGCAATAATAAACATGAAGGCTAGGGCATTCTCTAATATGAAGCTATCCATCGTTAGCAAAACAACCGGCAAAGAGGTAGCCAATAATGAAACATTGGTAAGGGTATTAAGAAATCCTAACTGGTACCAGTCGCAAAAAGAGTTTTTAATGCAGACTAAACTGTTCTTTGAGATATTCGGGAATGAGTTTATTTACCTATTAAAGCCGATAGGGATGCCAAACTCTACAAAAGCAATGTACACTATCAGCTCAGAGTTGATGGATATTGAGATAAAAGACACCAAAACACCATACTTCAAGATTGATAAACAGCCCGACACGGTTAAATATTATGCCAATTGGAACGGTACAAAGATTGAGATTCCTTCAACCGATTTAATACACCTCAACAAAAATAAAGTAGATATTACTCCTACCGATTACCTTTGGGGAAATAGTCCTTTGGCTGCATTGAATGTGAATGTTCAGAATATAAGAGCAGCCTATGAGGCAAGGAATGTAATTATTGCTAATCGTGGTGCTTTGGGTATTCTTTCAAACGGTGGAACGGATTCGCTCGGATCAACTTTGCCAATGGATATGAATGAAAAGACTAAACTACAAAACGAGTTTAAGAAATACGGTCTATCAAAAAACCAATGGCAGGTAATCATTACAAATCTTAATCTAAAATGGCAGCAAATGTCTATTGATGCCGATAAGCTAAAACTATTTGAAGAATGCCGGGAAGATACTATTAAAATTTGTGATGTTTACGGCGTACCATTTGAGCTTTTAGGCAATCAACAAGGCGTTACTTTTGAGAATAAGAAGACAGCCGAAAGGCAATTTTATCAAAATACCATAATACCGGAAGCCCAAGAGTGGGTTAGTTCATTAAATGATACTTTCCAAACGGATAGCAAAAGCTGGGAAATAACAGCAACTTTCGGACATTTGCCGGTATTTGCCGATGATATGAAAGAGCGTGGTATATCAATGCAAACAACAATAAACGCATTGAGCAAAGCCTATGCCGATGGTGCATTAACCATTGAACAATACAAAAACGAACTTTTAAAGTATGGTATATGAAAAAGTTAACCAAAGAAGACATCAAGAAACTTCGCCAACAAAAAGCTAAACAAAATGGAAAAGTCGATAAATAGTTTATTCGATAAGTCCAAATTCAAATCAAAAAAGGAACTGTTTTCTTTTCTGATCGAGAATAAGGACACGCTGATAGCCCAAAAGAAAGCTATCATTAAACATGCTGATGGCATATCAATAACACAGGCAACAAATAAAGCCAATAAAGCTACTAAGGCAACCGATGAAATAAAGGTTAAGTCAGTTATCAATACAACTAACATACTAGATTCACATGATGACGTTCATTTGAATGGTATATGGGATAAATCATTAAGCGAAAACAAGGGCATAATGCACCTTCAGGAACATCAAATGCAGTTTGATAAGATCATTGCAGACGGCTCCGACCTTTCAGCATACGTAAAAGAATACACATGGAAGGAATTAGGGTTCAATTATGATGGTAAAACACAGGCTTTGATATTCGATTCGGTTATCAAAGCAGAGCGAAACAAATTTATGTTTGACCAATACAACAAAGGCCGGGTAAACAACCACTCAGTTGGAATGCGTTATATTAAATTCGACCTGGCATTGAATGATGATGATTACCCAAATGAAAAAGCATCTTTTGATAAATATATAAACAACATAGCGAACAAAGAACAGGCAATCGAACAGGGATATTTTTGGTATGTAAAAGAAGCCAAAGTAATCGAAGGCTCGGCCGTTCCTATGGGTTCAAATTTTGCAACACCTACTTTATCAGTCGAGCCGTTGGAAGACACTCGTGATGATGAAGATAAAAATAATGAGCCGCGGGAAGCACTCACCAAACAGGACATAAGTAATTTATTTAAAAATTTAAAGTAATGGAAAAGAAAGAGATTCTTGAAGCATTACAGGATGAGCTAAAAGCGTTCAAAGCTCAGTTACCTGATAATAGCGAACAGATTAAGGCTTTAGAAGCCGAAATTAAAAGACTGGCAGCAGTCGACAATTCAAAGTTTAACGAAACTTTGGAAGATATAAAAAAAGGAATGGAAGAACAAGGGTTAGTTTTAAACCAAATCCAATCCAGAAGTAATGCACCTGCTAAGTCAATCAATGATTTATTAAAAGATAGCGAGGCATTAACTAAGTTAAAAAACCGTCAGCAATCTGAATTTGAGGTAAAAGTAGTAGGTGATGTTACCACTTCAAATATTACCGATGCAGTAACACAACCTGTATTATCAATCTTAGGAGTACAAGGCCAGGTTTATGCAGTTAACCGTTCAATCCAACAATCAATTCTCGATGAGGTTGACATGGGAGCATCAGACAAAGCTACCATCGTTTATGTTGATGAGGTGAATGGTGAGGGTGCTATTGCCACAACCGCTGAAGGTATCGCAAAAGCTCAGATTGATTTGGATTACCAAGAGGTAACCGTTAACGCTATCAAAAAGACCGGACTTGTAAAAGTAACTGAAGAGGCTTTAGATGATGTAAGCTATATGAGTGGTGAGATTAACCGAGTATTGACTGAAAAATTGATGATTGCAGAATCATTGGACGTATTAACCGACATATTAGCCAATGCAACTACTTTCAGTTTAACTGATTTTGATGACACCGTAGAAGGTGCCGACATCATTGATGCTATTGTTGCAGCCACTGCACAATCTGAATTAAGCGGATTTATGCCTACTGCTATTGTGATGCACCCGGTTGACATTGCAAAATTCCAATTGGTTAAATCAGCTAACATTCCAAGAATCCAAACCACTGCAAATGGTATGATGGTTAACGGATTGAAGATTATCAAAACAACCCAGATTACAAAGGATAACTTTGTATTAGGTGACTTCAAAAAATACCGTGTACGTAGGTACAAAAACAAACTTGTTATGGGATGGGATGCCGATGACTTTAGCAAAAACAAACGTACCATTATTGCTGAATCCCGTTATTTGAAATATATCTCAACCAACGAAAAAACCAGTTTAATTAAAGGAGTATTTGCAACTATTAAAGCAGCTTTAGAAACACCATAGTAATATGAAGGTAAAATTTAGCGATAAGTTTTATAATGTATCAATGAGGGGGAGGGTAAAAGACCTTCCCGCCTCTTTGGCTAAAGAACTTATAAAACTGGGAGAGGCAACCGAAGAAAAGGATGCACCCACAGAAGTAAAGAAAACAAGAAACACAAAGAAAGATGTTAATTGACGATACATATTTTGTAGGTGATATAAGCATTACATCAGGTGAATACAGCACCTTAACCGCTGACATTGCTCGTTATGAAAAAGAAATTATTAATGCCGTGTTTGGTTATGAACTCGGTAAATTGATTTTAGCTTATAACGATTCAAGCGAACAAAGAATAATTGATTTGGTTGAAGGTGTTGAATATACAGTTGAATACAATAACCGAGATCAATTAGTAAGGTGGAACGGACTTATAAACGATGACAAAATAAGTATTATAGCGTATTATGTGTATTACAGATATTTACGTGACAAGGCAACATTTAATATGCCAACAGGCGAAATGAAGCCAAAGAATGAGAACTCAAGCAATGCAGATTTGAGCCTTAAAATAATGAATATATCAAATAGATTGGAAGAGATGATAGGTTATTTCGGCCAAACATTGGTTGAACCATCGCTTTACAACTATTTTATAAGCAACGATTACGAAACAAATTACCCTGAATTGATTTTAAGGGGAATAAACATAGGAAACTCACACGATTTATGATTTCAATTCAATCCATAATAAGCGAAGTAGTAGCAGCCATGCGAACAAACACCGGCTTTAGTTACCCATACTTTGAAGCCGGGAGGATTGAATATATTATAAACAAGGTAGCCGAGAAAGGGCAAAACATATCAACCAGGGATAAGATACTCCCAATGATAGCTTTGATAGGCGATATAAAAGAAACCGTTACCGATGGGATAAAAGAAGCAACCATACCCATTTTGTTTATGGTTGCAACAAAGCCGGAAACACCAAACCCGACCAGATATAATACTACATTCGTAACACTTTACGATTTACTCGATGCCTTTAATAAAGAGCTTGGAAAAAGTCCTTATATCAATATGACATATCCAGACTTTACTAAGTTGGATTCGGCTTATTACTCAGGCATTACAAACAAAATAAGTATTTATACCGATGTATTGGTATGTGAATACAAGATTGAATTGATTGACGAAACAGAATGCGATTATGAAGAGCCTACTACCTTTGATTTAGTTGTTTCGAGTGGAACTGGAGGCACAACTGTAGAAGCACCGGGAACATACACAGCCAACAAAGACGATATAAAAGCATTTTATGCCGCACCATCGAGCGGATATAGGTTTCTACAATGGTTACAAGATGGGGGCCAACAATTAGCCAACCCGATAGCAATAGTTTTTAAGAACACAGGAACATTAATTGCCAACTTTATAAAACAATGGCAAGTAACAACTTCAGTAACCGGAGCTGGAACAATCACACCTTCGAGCGGGTTAGCCGATGAAGGTAACATCACAATCGAAGTAACCGTAACCAATCCTTTGGTAGATGAGTTTGAAAAAATAGAGGTTACACCAGATGGAGAGTCTACCCAAACATTTTTTATTAATCCTTTAACTTGGGCATTAAATAAATCGGTTGTAGTTGTTGGATATGTAAAAGAAATAATTAATTACTTCACTTTAACGGTAACAAAAGAAGGAAACGGAACAGTATTACCCGATATTGGCGAACATATCTATCAAGAAGGCACAGAAGTAACTATAACAGCAACAGAAACCGATCCAGATTATTATTTAGATTCATTGTATTTAGATGCTGCACCAGTTGCTAATCCTTACGATTGGACTGTTGATGGTAATAGAGATTTGGAGGCTAGGTTTTTGGCGTGGTATAATGATTATGTTAGTGATTTAAATTATATATTAGGAAACTACTTTTATAATACACTAGAAAATATTCCAGCAGCAGCAAATAAAATTTTATTAATTGCTAATATTTTAGATAATGATGTTGAAGTTGGTGTAAATAAAGTGACAAATCCATCATTTACTGTCGATACTACTGGATGGACACAAAGCGGAAATCATACAATATCAAGAGATGTAACTGAATTTTATACAACTCCAGCATCATTAAAAATAACATCATCAGGTATTGGAGATGTTGGCACTAATAGAGTTAGGACAAATGTAGGATATGTAGGAGCAAAAGCTTATAAAGTAAAATTTTGGGCAAAAAGTATTGGTGCAAATATAAATATAAACATTACAGATAGTAACCAAGAGTTTACAAAATCGTTAACAATTACTACTTCATGGGTTGAGTACGAATATAATTTTTATAAACCTACGAGTACGGGTACATTTATAGTTTTTTATTTATTATCGGCAGGGGTAATTTATA